GACCTCGACAACCTTACCGATGATCCGGACAGGAAGCTCCATAACCTCGCGGGGCGTGTAGTGGTGGGGAGTATATACGGATGTATTGTGCCCTATGAGCGTTATCCCTTCGGGCCCTTCCTTCACTTCCTTTGCGGTGGCATCTTCGCCGTCTATCAGAACAATGGCAATCTGCCCATTTTCCACAGTGGACTGCTGCCGAACGATGACGGTATCACCATCCATGATTGTGGGCTCCATGCTCCGGCCTACTATCCGCAGCGCGAAATAATCAAAGCCATCATCCTTGTACCTTTCCTCAATAAACTCATAGCCTTCGATACGGTCATCCGCATAGATTGGCTCACCTGCTGCCACTCTGCCCAGCAGGGGGATTCGGTAGCAGTATTCCGAGGATAGCTTTGTGATGGGGAGCGATGGGGGAAGTTGGGGCGGTTCAACTTGAGCATCATTTCCCATTAAGGCGGCAGGCGTTGTATGAAGCGCGTTAGCTATGGCTACCAGTTTGGATTGTGTAATGTCATTTACACCTAATTCAATTTTGTTGATAGAGCTGCGCGACTTGAAGCCTACCAGCCGAGCCAATTCATCTTGAGACATCCCGCGGGATTCTCGAATTCTTTTAATGTTTGCATATAGCTCTAGCACGTTAATCCCTCCAATGTAAAATACAGTTTTCTATATTGATTTTATAGGAAAATAGATTTATAATCAACATTTTTATAATTTTTTTACAAAAAAGTGTTGACATAAAATCTACAAGATGATACTATATGCGTGTAGACGGAAAATCAACATAAAGAAAGGAGAGCATACCAATGACCAACACACTGGAGCTTGATTATGCAATCAAGCGGGCGGGCCTTGACCGCGAAAAGGTGGCCAAGATTCTGGGCATCGGCATAACGACACTGTTCAACAAACTCCATAATAAAGTGGAGTTTAAGGCCAGCGAAATCGCCAAGCTGAAAAGCCTGCTCAATCTGACCAAGGAGCAAAGAGATATGATTTTTTTTGCGAATAATGTAGATTTACAATCTACAAAGGAGGTATAAACATGAAGTACACAGAGCACGGCTTACAAATCAGCATTGACGAATTACGGCGGCTGTTAGCTGATGCAGAAAACGAAGCCAAGTATCACGACAAAGAGGGGTGCATCTATATCAAAGGTGGGGAAAAACCGACCATAACCCAGTACAGCGTTTATGCGGAGTGCAACCCCACCAATCACACCTATGGGGTTAGGTAAGTAAGGAGGCATAAGACATGGGCGAACAGGCAAAAGAAAAAAGCCCTGATATGAGCGTATCAGAGCTTTTGAGGGAGCAAATACAGCTGCTTGCTGAATGGAATAAGTCGGTATCCAAATCTTGCAATGTTGAATTTGCTGAACAGGCAAGAAGAAATGTCGAGACGATTTACAAGGTTTCTACCTACTTAGAGCAGTCAGGGAGCGATTGCAAGGTTTTGTGAACGGCCTGCAACGCATTTTGGACTTCTCCGAGTGATAAGCCATTAACTGGCGTGCCGTTGTCTCGTATTGCCCGTTGATTGGCGTTAATCATGGCGATAACGATTTCGGCAGCAAGTTCTTTATCGGATTTCGACATTACAAACACCTCCCTTCAAAGGAGATTATAGCACGGAAGGAGGCGGCCATCATGATTGTTACTCTGGACATTAAGACTGGCGAGGTTTTGGGCGTGCGGGATTCGCCGGAGATTCCAATCGGGCGGCTGGCGGCGATGTTCGCAAACAGAACCAAAAAGATATGGGAGGCTGAACTGGGGAAGCAGACCAGCGAGCCTTTAACAGACACAAGGGGGCAAGCAAATGAGAGACTTCACAGAACAGATTGAGGAACAGCGCAACAGAAAGCGCGGGATTGAAAATGCCATCAAGAAATTTTTGGCAGGCACGGCTCTTATAGGTACGGCAGTTCTTCTCACTGGATTCTACGAGGGGGACCAGCAGTTTGTGGAGGAAACCTACACGGTGCAAAAGGGCGATACCCTCCGGCACATCGCCGAAACGTATCTGGAGAAAAACACCGGGGGGCGCAGGTACATCCTCGAATTTGAGCAAGGCATAATCGAGGGAAACCCTGAACTCCAGAACGGCAACTCCGGGAACATCCACCCCGGCCAGAAAATCAAAATCACCTACTGGGTAAAGAAAGGCGATGCTGGCCAATGAAAAAAAGAAAAGCCACCTGCTGCAGATGCGGGCGGGAGTTTGAAGAAGGGGAGACATACGACAAGATATGGACCGGCCACAGCATGGCGCCGATTTGCCACGATGATAAGACCTGTGAGGAAAGATATTTGCTCAATCATCATCGCAGGGGCGGGCAACATCGGAAATTTTGACAACAAAAAAAGCCCGGTAAAAACCGAGCTTTTCTCGAACTTGTGGAGCGCCGAGAAACCTCCGCAAGCTGTGTAGAGCAATAACCTTTGAAACGCAAATTTAGTATAGCACGAGAAAGGAGAAAATTTCAAATGAAATTATACAAAATGACCGTTGACCATTTCAAAGGCCTCGAAAAATTGGAGCTGTCACCGCATGGAAGTAACATCACCATCCGAGGTAAAAACGGCACCTACAAAAGCACGGTGGCAGATGCTTATGCCTGGTGTTTGACTGGCAAAGGCTTCGACGGTAAGACCATCGACACGCAGATTAAGCTCCGGGGCGAGGATGGCAGCACCCCGAATGATGGCGGTGTGGAACATTCTGTGGAGCTGGTGTTCAAGGATGACGGCGGGCGGCAGATTTCCTTCCGCAGGATGTTCAAAGAGAAATGGGAGAAGCAGAGAGGAACCGCCAGCAGGAGCTTCAAGGGCCACACCACCGATTACAGCATCGACGATGTGCCGATGGCCAAGAAAGAATTCGAGCGCAAGGTGGAGGAAATCTTCAAGGGTGAAACCTTCCAGCTCCTTTCGATGCCGCTTCACTTCATGACAAATGTTAAGTGGCAGGACCGGCGCAAGGTGCTTATGACCATGTGCGGCGATACTCCTAATGAAAAGATTATTGACGATAACAAGAGCCTTGAACCTCTGCGGGAGGAACTGAAAACCAAAGATATTGCGGACCTTCGCAAAATCATCCAGTCCAAAATGAAAAAGAACAACGAGGAAGTCAAGAGCATCCCTGCCCGCATTGATGAATTGGTGGGAATGAAGGATGGAGCTGCAGACGGTGACAAGAAGCAGCTGGAAACAGACATCAAGGTTTTGGAAAAGACACTGGACGAACGGCAGGCCGGTCTTGCCGCCATCAAAAACGGTGGCAGAAATGCAGCCATCCAGCAGATGAACGCTGAAATTGAAGCCAAAATGACCAAGTTCAAGGCAGAGATGGAGGCCGACTACAACCGCAAGGCCAGCGAGGCAGAGAGAATAATCAACAGTTGCCGCTCCAAGATTGAGCGCCTGGGCTATGACATTGAGCATAACCAAAAGGACATTGAACGGCTGGAAACCACAGCCGAAACCGCTGATAAACTTGCGGCAAAGCTCCGGGAAGAATGGAACGAGGTTCATGCCGAGCCCTTCCCCGATAATGTCAGCGATACCTGCCCCTGCTGCGGTCAGAAACTTCCTGCCGAAAAGGTGGAAAGCATCCGGGCGGCAGAGCTCCAGAAGTTCAACCTTAACAAAGCCGAAAGACTAAAAGCCATCCAAGAGAAGGGCAAAAACATCATGGCCGGGAAAAACAGCGACCTTTCAGCGGTGGCCACCCTCAAGACTGCCAACGAAGAAAAGCAGGCCAGCATTGATGAACTTTCCAAGAACCTTGCAGAAGCCCAGAAGATGCTGGACGGTGTGAGCAAGCCGGAGCCGGAAAAACATCCCGAATACATCACCCTCAAGGAGCAGTTAGATTTCAACATCCACAGCATGGAAAACGACAACGAGGCCGACAAGGAACTCAAGGAGCTGGAAGAACAGATAGCCACCATCCGCAATGAGATTTCCGACCGGCAGAAGAAACTTGCCGCCATCGAACAGAATGAGGGCATTGATGCCAGAGTGGATGAACTCAAGGACAGAGAGAAAACCCTGGGCAAGATGTACTCGAACCTTGAAGCACAGCTTTTCCTTACGGAAGAATTCCTGCGGGCAAAGGTCAGAGCTACCGAGGATAACATCAACAGCCATTTCAAATATGTTCGCTGGAAGATGTTCGACCAGCGTATCAATGGAGCACTGGAGGAATGTTGCGAACCGCTTATTGACGGCGTGCCCTTCTCTGATGGCCTCAATAAGGGGAGCCGGATGAAAGCCGCCCTCGACATCAATAACGCCTTGAGCGACTATTTCGGGATTGTTCTCCCGGTCATCATCGATGACTGTGAAAGCTATACCAGCCTGCCGGAGACGAAAGCACAGCTCATTAAGCTCATAGCTGATGGGAACCATGATTCCCTTTCAGTTGAGATAGATTAAGCCATAGTGACCATAAGGAGGAATAAAACATGGCAAACGAAATTCAGACCACCCAGAACAACGCTAACTTGGTGCCGGGGTTCAGCTCCATGGCGAGCTTTGACCTGCTGCAGCGCATCTCGAAGATGTTCAATTCATCTTCGCTGATGCCAGCACAGTATCGCGGGCCGGAAAACTTCGGTAACTGCGTGATTGCGGTCAACATGGCCCAGCGCATGAACGCCGATGTCATGATGGTGGCACAGAACCTTTATGTGGTCCATGGGAACCCCGCGTGGAGCTCAAAGTTTATGATTGCCACATTTAACCAGTGCGGCAAATACAGCTCTATTCACTACAAGGAGACCGGCGAAAAGAACACCGATTCCTGGGGATGCATCGCATGGGCGAAGGAACTCGCCACCGGCGAAATCCTCGAAGGCCCCGAAATCACGATTGGCATTGCCAAGAAAGAAGGCTGGTATGGCAAGAGCGGCAGTAAGTGGCAGACGATGCCCCAGCAGATGCTCCGTTATAGAGCAGCCTCTTGGTTCATCCGCACCACGGCCCCCGAAATCTCGATGGGCCTGCAGTCGGTGGATGAGGTTATCGATGCAGAGCCCATCAACGTGACGGAAGAAATCAGAGCCAATGCCAACCGTGAAGAATTCATCCCCGAAGCTCCGGCGCCTGCCATCGAACCGGCAAAGAAAGTCACCATCGATGACCTCAACAAGGTAGAAGCAGAGGTGGCAGCCCCCGCACCTGAACCGGTGCCTGCAAAGAAGCCTTCCAACAAGAAGAAAGAGGCTGAACCCCAGCAGGCCGCACTTGAAGGACCGGGATTCTAAATGCTGGACATAGCAATTCACGCCACAGGCAGTACCGGGAATTGCTATACGGTGAGTAATGGGAAAGCTACGGTCATGCTTGACTGTGGCCTACCCTACAACCGTATTCAAAAGCTGACCGGGTTCATCCTGCCGGATGCGGTATTTGTCACGCATGAGCACCAAGACCATGTGAAAGCCGCCAAGGATTTCATGAAGCGTGGGGTTGATATCTACACCAGCGCCGGGACGGCAGAGGTTGAAAACCTCGAAGGGCATTTGCTCCACATCATGAAAAATCGTCAATCTGTTTCGATTGATGGGATTGTGGTTAGTGCCTTTGAGACTCAACACGATGCAGTCGAGCCATTAGGCTTCCTGCTGGATGATGGAGAGGATAGGCTGCTATATGCAACAGATACCTATTACCTGCATTATCGATTCCCAGGGCTGACAAAAATAATGGTTGAAGCGAATTACTGCAATGAGATTTTGACCGAAAACCTGCGTTATGGGAAGTTACCAAAAACACTGGAAAGGCGATTAAGAGAAAGCCACTTTTCTTTGGAAAATCTCA